TCTCGAGAAGGGCGTTAGTGCCAAGGTAATTGGCATCAACCCCATTGATGCTCAACTGCTGGAATCTCGCGAATACAGCGCAGAGGAAATCTGCCGGTTCTACATGGTAGACCCGACGCTGGTTGGCTACAGCGATAAAGCTTCGAACTGGGGCACCGGCCTGGAACAGAAGCTGCTGCGGTTTCTGACCTTCACGCTGCGCAGTTACATGCGCCGCATCGAGGAGGCGATCAGCCGCAAGCTACTGACGCCTGCGCAACGCCGGCAGATCTATCCGGAGTTCTCCATTGAAGGCTTGATGCGGGCTGACAGTGCCGCGCGCGCAACGCTGTATTCGCAGATGGTGCAGAACGGCATCTATACCCGCGACGAATGCCGGATGAAGGAGAACCTCCCAAGGATGGGAGGCAATGCTTCAGTGCTCACCGTACAAACCAACCTCTCCCCAATCGACCAACTCGGCCGGGGCGACGACGGGCAAGCCGCAAAAGCTGCTCTGCAGAACTGGCTCGATCAGCCGGCAAATTCGAAGGACTAACTCATGCAACCAAAAACCAGAGCTGGCAGTTTCAACTGCGAGCTGAGTCCGCGTGCGCTCGATAAATGGAATCCGGCCATCAAGGCCGCCGTGGAATCAACCAACGACACCATCACCATCTACGGTGTGATCGGCCAGGACTGGTACGGAGAGGGTGTGACCGTCTCGCGTATTGATGCCGCCCTACGCTCCATCGGCGACAAGCCGGTCGACGTCTATATCAACTCGCCGGGTGGCGACATGTTCGAAGGCCTGGCCATCTACAACCGTCTTCGCGAGCACAGCCAGGCGGTAACCACAAAGGTGCTTGGTCTGGCTGCCTCCGCTGCCTCTGTCATCTACATGGCGGGCGAAAAGCGCGAGGTCGCGAGTAGCGGCTTTCTGATGATCCACAACTGCTGGACCGTTGCCGTCGGCAACCGCCACGACCTGCGCAACACCGCAGACACCATGGAAGAGTTCGACGCGGCAATGGCTGATCTGTACGCGGAAGGCAGCGGCCAGGCCGTCGTGGACATCACCGAAATGCTGGACGACGAGACCTTCATCCGAGGCAAACGAGCGGTGGAGCTCGGTTTCGCAACCGGACTGCTGTCATCTGACGAGATCACCGAACGCGAAGACGAGCAGACCCAGCAAAGCAACGCGCTCAAAGCTATGGATGTGGCTCTCGCAAAAGCGGGGATGGCCCGCAGCGAGCGCCGCGAACTCTTCGCCAATTTCAAGTCCAGCACGCCGCGCGCTGCTGGCGGGGGTACGCAACACGCTACCTCGTCCGACAGGCCTCGCGCTGTCGAGCTCGACCTTGCACCCCTGCCAAAACTCTCTTTCTCAATTCCTGCGTGAGGCTTCACACCATGATGAAATTTCGTCTGTCCCCGGCATTCTTGATGGCGGTGCTGGCCATCGCTGCCTTGATTCCGCTGACCTTCGGCGTAACCCCCCAAGCCATCGGCGGCGCGGTTTTTCTGGTCGGGTTCGCGACCACGCTCGTGAAACGCGGAACCTCCCGCTATACCGGCTGGAATGCCCAGATGGGCAAGATCGGTGAGGCCGACATCGAAACCCAGTACAAGGAAACCCAGGCCAACCTCAAGGACATCGGCGATCAGCTCAAGGCACATGCCGAGACGGCACAGAAGCACGTTGATCGCCACGAGGGCCTGAGCAAGGAAACTTCGGCCAAGGTCGACGAACTGCTGATGAAGCAGGGCGAGCTCCAGGCCCGCGTGCTTGAGGCCGAGCAGAAGCTGGTCAATGCCAACCGCGACACTCAGCGCAACGAGCCACCAAAGTCCGCTGGTGAACTGTTCGTTGCCAGCGATCAAATGGAAGGTGTCAACTCGTCCTTCCGTGGCTCTCGTCGCGTCTCTGTACCGCGCGCCGCAATTACCACCACCTCTGCCGGCGGCCTCGCTGCTACCGAGCGCTTGGACACTGTCGCCCTGCCGGGCGTGCGCCGGGCGACCATTCGCGATCTGGTCGCGCCTGGTCAAACCGAAGCAGGCTCGCTCGAGTACGTTCGCGAGACAGGCTTCACCAACAACGCCGCGATCGTGGCGGAAGGGGCGGCCAAGCCTTATTCCGAAATCACCACCGCGTTGATCACTGCACCGGTCCGCACCATCGCTCACCTGTTCAAGGCGTCTCGTCAGATCCTCGACGATGCAAAGGCGCTGCAAAGCTACATCGACGCTCGTGCTCGCTACGGGCTGCTGTTGACCGAAGAGGCCCAGCTGCTTTACGGCAGCGGCGCCGGCGCGAACCTGCAAGGGCTGGTTCCGTTGGCAAACATCTACGCCGCTCCAGCGGGTTGGAGCGCAACCGGCGAGCAGCGCATCGACCGCCTGCGCTTGGCTCTTCTGCAAGCCGAGCTGGCTGAGTTTCCTTCCGATGGCATCGTGCTGAACCCGACTGACTGGGCCCTGATCGATCTGCTCAAGGACGACACCGGTCGCTATCTCATCGGTCAGCCACAAGACGGCACCGCGGCTCGCTTGTGGAACCGCCCTGTCGTAGCCACTCAGGCGATGAAGGCAAACGACTTCCTGGTTGGTGCCTTCAAGTTGGGCGCGCAGATCTTTGACCGCATGGAAGTGGAGGTCCTGATCTCTACCGAAAACGACAAGGACTTCGAGAACAACATGGTCACGCTACGCGCCGAAGAGCGCCTGGCCTTCGCCATCTACCGAACCGAAGCGTTCGTCACCGGCAAGCTCGCTGCAGCTGCTTAAACCCAACCCCTGAAATGGGGCGGCGGTGCCGTCCCATCGAGGTGAGATATGCCAGACGTATTGATCAAGCCGCTGCGGGCCTACGAGGACCGCGGCACCATCCGCGACGTTGATAACGAGCCTTACGCAGCACCGGTATGGCTTGCGAAGGAGTTGGAACAGCTCAAGCTCTGCCAGATCGTGAGCGAAGGTGGCGCATCGGTGACGGATCTGCCAGCCAAATCTGACCCGACCTTTGCGTTGAAAGTCGCCAAGAAGGGGCAGCGCTGGATTGTCGCTGACGCCCAGGGTGTCCAAGTCGGCGACTTCATCGGCAAGCGAGATGAAGCCGAAACCGAACTCGCAAAACTAGTGGCGGCCGCGCAGTTAGCCTCTGCTGATGCACCGGAAACGCCAATCGCTCAACCCACCGAGCCGTTGGTCGCGGACGAAGATTCACCTCTGCCGATCGAGTCGGACGAGACCGTTCAGGAGTAAGCAATGTCCGCGATCAGTATCGAGGTGGCGATCGAGCACCTGCGCGCCGAGGATGATGATCGCGAATTCATTCAAGGCTTGCTGGACGCGGCAGAGGAATCGGCTTGCAATTTCATGGCACGCCGGGTCTATGCGGATGCTCCCGCGATGGTTGCAGGCCGAGCAGCTGCTGTTGAGTTGCGTGCCCAGGCCAGAGTCGGCTACAGCGCAGCGATGGTGTTGGCTGGTCTCATCTACGACGAGGATGATCGTCTGTCCGCAGTAGATATTGCAGGCTACCAGCTCAAGGATGCGATCACTAAGTCCGAAGCCATGAGCCTGGGCATCGTACTCACTCCCGCTATCCAGGCTGCGTGCTTGCTCATCCTTGGGCACCTCTACACCAACCGCGAGGATGTTGTGGCGGGCGCCGGGACGATGACTGCAGTTGCGCTCCCGCAAGGTTCGAGGTTTTTGCTTGCACCTTATCGTGTGCAGATGGGGGTTTGATGGCGATGTCTGAACCTGGTGCCGGCGACTTGAATCGCCGCGTTACCCTGAGGCGGCGCTCAGATTCTCCTGCCGATGGCGGTGGTCTAGCTTCGCAGTTCAGCGAAGAAAAAAAGCGCTGGGCTCGCATAGAGCCGGTCGGGACAGCCATTTACCAAAACAGTGTGCAGACCGATTCCAAGATCACCCACCGCATTACCTTGCGTTATCTCGGCGTTCTCCCCGTCGATTTTGAGGTGGTTCACAGCGCCACTGTCTATCGCGTCAGGCGGGCAACCGATATGAACGGTAGTCTCAAATTTACCGTTCTTGAGGTTGAGGAACTCGGCACAGACCAGCCGGGAGGAAGCCTGTATGGCTAGACCTGCAGCTTATTTGCACTTTGGGGACTTCGACAGCTACGGCAAGCTCGACTTCGACAAGAAAGTGATCCGCAAGGCGATGCGGCGGGCGGGTGTTCTGGTTCGTGCCAGGTCCCGAAAGCTCGTCAGCAAACGCGGGGCTTCGGAAACAGGTCAGTACCCCGGCTTACGAAAGGGCAATCTGCGCCGGTCGATCTCCTACCGAGTGAGTCACTCGGGATTCATGGTCAAGATCGAGCCGAAGAAAACGGCGGAGATGAAGGCCTTCTATCCGGCATTCCTCTGGTACGGCGTTCGCCGCGGTGCCAAGCGAGGAAAGTCGCACAAGAAGCAGGCATCAACAGGCGCATGGCGAATCGAGCCGCGACAGAACTACATGGTCGATGCTTTGGAAAGCAGCGCCGACGATGTCCGAGCCATTCTTCGCCAAGCATTCGCCGCTGCGCTTCGCTGATCCCAGAGGTAACCTATGAAAATCACCCCCGTGGTGCTGCAACTCCGGCAGCGCTGCCCTGTATTCGGTGGGCGGGTCGCAGGCGGTATCGACTTCGATGCGGTGAAGGCCAGCCAGCAGGTTGACCGCCCCGGCGCATTCGTCATCGCGACCGGTGACGACGCGACGGACAACGACCTGCAGAACTGCATCCGGCAAGACATCACAGACGCTTTTGATGTGGTGGTCATCCTGGATGCCAAAGACCAGCGCGGGCAATTGGCGGTGGATGTGCTGCACGACATACGTGCGCAGTTGTGGCTCGCGCTGGTGGGCTGGAAGCCCGCCGCAGAATACGACCCGATCAACTACGACGGCGGCGACCTCGTGCAGATCGACCGGGCGCTGGTGATCTACCGCTACTCCTTCGTGACTGCCTTCCAGCTCGGGCGCAACGCTGACAACCAGCCAGCCGAAACGTGGCACGAATTCGAACTCGATGGGCTTCCGCGTTTGGAGGGCTACGACATCAACGTCGATTGCATCGACCCTGCAGACCGCAATCTCAAATACCCCGGCCCTGATGGGCGCATTGAAATACAAATCAAAGAGGACATGCCATGAACCGCATTACCGTGGTGCCGGCCAAGGGCCGCGCGGTGCCGGATCCGGAAACCGGGGAGCTGTTGCCCGCTGAGGGGCGCGAGGTGCCGGACGATATCTACTGGCGCCGCCGCATCAACGATGAGGACGTGAAAATCAAGGAAGAAGACGCGCCCGCCAAAAACCCGTCCGCTAAAGAGGTCTCGACCAAATGAGCGTAGGATTTCAGCAAATCCCGCAGGACATCCGCGTCCCGCTGTTCTACGCGGAGATGGATAACTCGATGGCCAACAGCGCGCCGAGCACGCTTCGCCGTTTGATTGTTGGTCAGGTCAACGACGCATCGACCTCCGCACAGATCGGCAAGTTGACGCTGGTGTCCAGCTTGGCGCAGGCAAAAGCCATCGGCGGTCAGGGCTCGATGCTCGCCGCCATGTACAGCGCCTGGCGCGAAAACGATCCGGTCGGTGAGATCTGGTGCTTGCCGCTGAAGGCCGACACCGGCGCGGTGGCAAGCGGCAAGGTTTCGTTCACGGGCGCTGCCACCGAGCCTGGCTTGATCAGCTTGTACATCGGCGGTGATCGCGTCCAGGCCAGCATTCCGTCTGGCAGCAACCCCACTGTCGCCGCCGCGGCGCTGGCAACCAAGATCAACGCTGCTGCTGATTTGCCGGTGACGGCAACTGCGGACACTGGCGATGTGACGCTGACCTCGAAGTGGAAAGGCGCGTCTGCGAACGATATCGGTCTGGTCGTTAATCGCCTGGGCCAGAGCAATGGCGAGGTAACGCCTGCCGGTCTCACGGTTACCATCACTGCGCTTGCAAGTGGCGCAGGCTCGCCAGACGCCACCGCTGCGCTGGCCGCTCTGGGCGATGCCCCATTCGAGTTTCTTTGCGTACCCTGGACCGACGCCACCACGCTCAATGCGTGGAAAGCCGCGATGAATGACATGAGTGGTCGCTGGTCGTGGGCCAAGCAGCTCTACGGTCATGTGTTCGGCGCGATGCGCGGCACACTCGGCGTGTTGGTTGCTGCAGGCCAGGCACGCAACGATCAGCACGCCACCATCTTTGGTTTTGAACAAGGCGTCCCGCAGCCGTTCTGGCAAGTGGCAGCAGCGGCAGCGGCACGTCAGGCCGTGTTCATCTCTGCAGATGCCAGCCGTCCGACGCAGACCGGTGCGCTGGTCGGCATCGACCCGGCGCCGGAAGGCAGCCGCTTCATGCTCAACGAGTATCAGTCGCTGCTGCAGTACGGCATCGCCACGCTGTATTTCGAAGGTGGCTACATGCGCATCCAGCGCGCGATCACCACCTACCAGAAGAACCCGTACGGTCAGCCGGACGATTCGTACCTGGACAGCGAGACCATGCACCAAAGCGCGTACATCGTGCGTCGTTTGAAGTCGATCATCACCAGCAAGTACGGTCGTCACAAGCTGGCGAACGACGGCACGCAGTTCGGTGACGGCCAGCCGATCGTCACGCCCAATGTGATTCGCGGCGAGCTGATCAGCGAGTATGGAAAGATGGAGCTCGACGGCCACGTCGAGAACTCGGAAATGTTCCAGCAGTACCTGATCGTGGAGCGCGACAGCAATAACCCGAGCCGGGTGAACGTGCTGTATCCGCCGGACTACGTCAACGGCCTGCGCATCTTCGCGTTGCTGAACCAGTTCCGGCAACAGTACGCCGCCGACGCGGCGTAACGCTGTCCCACCACCCCAAGCCCGCATCGAGCGGGCTTTTTAGTTTGGAGGCCCAGCCATGGGGCAGAAAGTTGCAGGTACCTGCTACGTCAAGGTTGACGGTAAGCAGGTGACCTTGAAAGGCGGGATTGAGGCGCCAATCTCGGATAAAAAACGGGAGACCATAGTTACGGGGTTTTTCAAAGAAGAGGAGCTTCCTC